CAACATGGTGGACATAGCTTCTAGATATAAAGTTTTGGTATCCCATTGATAACATTTCTAAGCATTGAATGTCATCACTATACCAATTAATAGGTTTGAAATCTACCCAAGCATCCTTAGAGATATAAGCAAATAGTGGAGAGATAACCTCTACCTCATTAATGCAATATTCTTCTTTGTATTTGTCTCCATGCCTTTCTGTACCAAACCTGATATTTTGGGCTTCTCTGACATAATCTGAGCGACTTGCTACCCATCCCAACTTGGGACTGACATCAATCCTAGCTAAATGGTCTTTTAATCTTTTTATATCCTGATCTAGCAACAGGTAGGAGTGTGGTGTTAAAACAATATCGTCATTAGCTACAATGATTTCATCATGCTCCTTAAATGCCTCTGCCACTACAGCATTGTAGGAGTCACCAAAGTTATCAAAGTCATTAGGAAGTGTGATTGTTCTGTGGTTTGGCAGAATATGGTCATAACCTGCTGTGTAGATGACAACATCATCTGGTACATACTGGTTAATTGACTCTAGTAGGACTGGCAGACATCTTCCTGTCTTAGTTGCTATAACTATCGCTTGCATAATAATTCCTCTGTTTGTGCTAACAAATCTTCTTCGGTTAGTCCATACTTCTTTTCAAATGCTTTTCTACCAAGTCCATGAACTCCCTCAAATCTATGGTGGAATGGGCAGAGTCCGATAACTGGTGCTGTATCTCTTTTCCCTGCTCGTCTAATATGATGGATTTCACAAGGGGTTTCTCCAAGTTCGAGATGTCTACATAATATGCACCCAAGTCTAGCAATTTTGTCATAGTGTTCTTTCTGCGCTTTAGTCAAGATTCAAAGTCCTGTATTTAACCCCATCATTCCATTGCTTATCTGTCGCTTGTTGGTACAATTCAATCACTTGGTCAGGGGTTCTGAAGGTAGGAGTATTTTGCCCAGAAAAGCAGAAGGCATACCAAAGAGGACACTCTCTGCTGTGATACCACTCTAAAAACTGAGGAATCATGGCTACTTCAGATGCTTTGATATTTGCAGTACCTTTGACACTAACCAATCTTGTGCCTTTGTTACTACAAACGATATAGTCAGGAAGATTCCTAACAAGAGGACTAATGGAATAAAAATTAGGAATAGGATCTTTCTTTTCATCAAAGCCAAGCCTTCTAAAAAATACCTGTTTACTTTCACAGTATTGCTCAAACAACTCCTCACCTAGATTTCTACCAGAGTTTCTCTGAGAGTAGGAGTTATTACCATTCATCTTGTAGCTCGATCCTGATTTCTGTTAGATGCCTCTGTAGTGCGCCAGATTTCAGCTCTTAACTTGGCAGCCTCTAGGAAGTATTTGAGCTTTTCTTCCTCTAGCATAGCTACCTTAATTCCTTCAACAATAACCAAGTAATCAGGATGAGCCAAGGCATAATGCTCTGCTCTGGTGATTGTGCTTTCATTGCACCTGATTACCAAGTCAGCCTTCTTAACCTTCAAGAAGTTCTCTAGGTAAACCCTTTGGCTTTTAGCCTCGGCATACTTAGGTGCATTTTCAATGATGAAACTAACAGCCTTGTTAGGGTCTATAGTTGTCATGCTCTGGTTGATTTGTTCTTTGTCCATTGTGTAATCATCTCCGATTCAAGTTCAAGTCTAGCTAGTTTTCCTCTCTTGCTTTCAACATTAGCCAGATACAATCTTCTGGCTTGCAAAGGCAGACTAAGAGCAAATCTAGCCTCGCATTGTTTCCTATGCTCCTGCTGAAATAAGTCTTTGTCGGTACTGCCCTTCTGTTTCACCTGCTTTTGGTTCAATGCCTAGCTCCTTACCTTTTGCCATAACACCGCCTAGAGTCTGATGCCATTGGATTGTAGGCTTATCAATTGTTCTTACAGATTCTACTCTCTGGCTTCTAACCCAGTTTCTCCAAGTTGCGAACCAGTCCAGCTTAGTACCCTTCTGTCCACCTTGAGCGATCCAATAGTCTTTAAATTGATTCCAGACATTCAAAGGTTTTAGGTCTGATCTTTCCTTCTTGCAAAAATCTTCCCATTCTTTTGGCAGTTCTTCTAAAGACAATCTTTTGGCTTTGGGAGCTTTAGCGACATCTATACTATGGTTTATGGTTAATGGTTTATGGTTCTTGGTTAAGGTTATGTCTGGGTTATCTTTGGAAACCGATTGGGTTTTCTTAGGTCTACCACCCTTCTTACCGTTTACCTGATTGACTTCTGCTTTGTCATGGTACTGAGAAATCTCATCATCACAGCGCTTATGATGCCATCCATCTGATTCCAAAGTAAAAAATTCTTTGAGAATAATCCCAACAATTTCCGAGTAAGAACCGAGTCTTAACCGCCTAATAACCGACTGGGTTTCTTCTGGGATAGCTTGTTCTGTGTCGTAATAATAATTTATGAGCCTAAAGTAGATCGCTTCTTCTTCTAGACTTAGATGACTTGTTGCGAGATGCCAATCGGCAATATTGAATTTGTAGTAATACATAGCTTTCCTTCAAAAGCCTTCACTTATAAGGAACTGGCAGGTGGGTGAAGGAGTCCACTTTTCGGTAGCGAACCTAGCCAGTAATTAGATTAAACCATATTTTTTACAAAATCAATAGCTTCTTGTGGATTATTTATTCTTACAACTGGAGATCCTTGCCAAGTCCTTTGGAACTCTAGCTGCGCAGATGTGAATGATGCCTTATCATCTCGCTTGACTTCAATAAGGTAGGTCTGACCATTAATGCCACACAAGAGATCTGGACAGCCCTTGCCGACTTCGTGCAGATGGAATACAGACATCCCCATAGCTCTTAGGTGTTCGACTATGGCTTTCTGATTAATATCAACTCTTTTTGCTCGCATTAGGGAAAGTACCTAGAAAATAGTTTGCATTTGTAAGTTTGGTGTAAGTATTCTAGTTCATTATCTCTATTACTGAAGTTTTTTTGTTTAACTGTTTAGGAGAATCAAAATGGCAATTTATCAAATCACTTGTTATGCACCAGCAACTTTAGAGCAGTCTAAAAAAGGTTACCAATGTCAAGCATGGGAATATGAAGTTCAAGCTGCTACTGCTGAAGAAGCTCTTGCATTGGCTGATGTTGCTCACAAAGAATCTGGTGAGACAACAGAAATTACTCAAAAAAATTCAATGTTGATTTCTGAATAAGGAGCAGCCATGAAAGTTACTAAGTTAGATATTTTAGGTGCAGCAATTTTAGGCTCAGTTATTGGTTCAATGTTTGCTTTGTTTATTTAAGGAGAAGAATTATGAATAAAAGATTTAGCAAAGACACTATGTTGTCTCATATTTCAAAAAAAATGCAGTTATTAGAAGAACAATGGAATTTTGATCCTAATAATGGTTCTGCACAGGTTAGAAATTCTGATCCAGATAGAGTAATGGCTTATGGTGAATACAATGCTTTAGATTATTTGTATGACCAAGTTGCCTATGGTTTAGTTAAAGGTTAAGGAGAAGATTATGACTTTCCAACATTTAGTAGATGAGTTGATGGTTGAAGAATTTAACCCAGAGAATGTTAATAGCTTTATGGAAGCTATTGAGAATATCAGCGCAGAGAAGGCTGAGAGACTTCAAGAGCTAATAATCAATCGAGAGTTTGAAACTCTAGGTCGCTTCTTGTGGAATCTATCTTTTGAGTATTCAGAAGGCAATGCTATTGAGATGGCTAACCATGAGTTAAACAATAGATCCAGATGGGATGAGAGATGATTACTAAATACCGCAGACTACGGATGTCAGGATTGTGTAAGTCCACAGCAGTATATTTTTGTTGGCGCAGTTTTGTTAATAAGTTTTTTAGGAGAAATAAATGAATGTTTATCAGAAGTTAAATAAGGCTCGTCTTGAGCTACAAGGCACAGAGCTTACAAAGTCTGGTCACAATAAGTTTGCTGGCTACAAGTATTTTGAGCTTGGTGACTTTTTGCCTACTATCAACAGCATCTTTGATAAAGTAGGTTTGTGTGGTGTTATTAGCTTTGGATCTGAATTAGCAACACTAACAATTGTGTCTGTTGATGATGGATCAAAGATTGAGATTACTAGCCCAATGGCTGATGCTCAATTAAAGGGCTGCCATCCAATTCAAAACCTTGGTGCTGTAGAGACATATACTCGCAGATACTTATGGGTTACAGCAATGGAGATTGTTGAGCATGATGCCTTGGACTCTAGCCAGCCAGTAGTTGATGTTGTAGAGCTAGAAGAAATGATTATCTTGTCAAAGGATATGGAAGAACTTAAAAAGAACTTTGCTCATGGATACAAGGTAGCAAGCAAAGACAAGGCAGCTCTAGTCAGGATCAACAAAGCTAAAGAAGATAGAAAGGCACAATTAGCATGAGTCATTTAGATAATATTGATAAGCCATATATTCCAGCAGCTAAGACAAATATTGTGGAAACACTAAAAAGATTAGGATGGACTCCACCTAGTCAAGATAAAAGATTTCAAGAAAAATGGCAGACTTACAAACACTTAGCATGGAGAAACGAGCAATGAAGATGGATGACACAAAAGACTACTCAGGTATCTGGATTGACCTAATGGCAGAAGTAAAGGTATTGCACCACTACTGTCTAGCAGGTGACTGGTCTATGGCAAATAAGACAGCCAAGAACTGTAGCAAATTTGCAGACGATTTATCCCTTGTTCTTCAAGAGATGTCAGAGGTAAAATGATTACTATAATTCTTGTCCTTTTATTAGGTTTTTTAGCAGGGTTAGCCTTTGTAGGTGCAATCCTTTGGTTAGGGGGTAGATGATGGAACAAAGAACAGAAGAATGGTTCGCAGCCAGATTAGGCAAGGTAACTGCTAGTAAGGTTGCAGCAGTCTTGGCTAAGAAGGACTCAGCCACTAGATCAGATTATTTGACAGACCTAGTTCTCGAAAGACTTACTGGCAAGCAACAGGAGTTCTATCAGAATGAAGCTATGCAATGGGGAACTGAAACAGAGCCTCAAGCGAGAATGGCTTATGAAGCTCAGTCATCTAATCTTGTGGATGAGCTGGGGTTTATTGACCATCCTACCATTGCTAATTTTGGCTGCTCTCCTGATGGTGTTATTGGAGAAGATGGGCTTATCGAAATTAAGTGTCCCAATTCTAAAACTCATCTTTCTACTCTATTGAGTGGCAAAGCTCCGACTAAATATATTCCTCAGATGCAAACTCAGATGGCTGTGATGAACCGCCAATGGTGTGACTTTGTATCTTTCGACCCAAGGCTTCCAGAGGATTTGCAGTTGTTTGTTGTCCGAGTAAATCGAGACGATGAATATATTGCAAATCTCGAAGAAGAAGTAGTAGCATTTTTAAATGAAGTAGAAGAAACAGTAAATAAATTGAAAGGTTTAAAAGATGGCAGTCAAGAAACAACTAAAAGCTAAAGCAGGTACTTACACAAACAAGCAAGGTGAAGAAAAAACTCGCTATGTCAATGTAGGTGTTTTATTGGAAACTCAAAAAGGTGAGATGCTAAAGATTGAATCTTTGCCTGTGCCTTTTGATGGGTGGATTTACTTTGCGGATATTGAGAAGCGAGAAGTAGGACAAAACCCTTCAGCAGCTCCACTAGCAGATGATGTCCCATTCTAAGGAGAATATGATGAAAAAATTACTTATTGGATTATGGTTAGCAGCTTCAACAACTTTGGTGTATGCCAATTGCTCTACCCATACAGTTAGCTCAGGTGGTAAGTTTGTAACTTGCACTACCTGTTGTTATGGTGGTAATTGCACCACTAACTGTTATTAACTAACAATGGGTGAAAGCGGATGCTAACAAACTAGGATTGCCCTTATATACAAGGATCGCCCTAAGTTAGTGCAGCGAGTAGCCCAGTTTTGAAAGGTTTATATGAGCCAGAGAGAAATGAAACAAAAGCGAATCCAGTATTTATTATTCAGGATGCAAAAAGAACCAATGAACTGTCACCAGATGGCAGACTCAGTTAATCTAAGCCTCAAGTCATTCTCTAAGTATTTGACAGAGATGCGCTTCAAGAAACAGGTCTATATCGATCACTACACTCGAAGCGATGCTGGTGCTTATACTGTTTACTACAAGACTGGGAATCTGCCAGATGCAGAGAAGCCATTGCCTTTTGGTCAGCAAGAATACAACAGAAGATACAAGCTAAAAACAAGAAAGCCATTGAGAAGAATACCAAAGGTTACAGTAAGACCAGACTTTGCTGCTCATTGGTTGTTTAATCCAATAGCCGAGGTATAAATGCCCTGTAATCAAAACTGTAATCAAGGAAGAAATTGCTCATGCTCAAACAATTGCTCGAAAAAATCAAAAGGAATCTCTTGGGTTTATTTATTATTTTTGTCATTGGGAATAGTATTGGTGGGCTTGGCGCTTACTACACAATTGCTCAAGACTGTTCAATTATGGGAGTGTTTCGTATAGGAGTTACTCCATACAGTTGCCAAAGGCTTAGACCATGATTATTGATCCTGTAGATTTGGCAGATAGACTGTATGAACTTTTGCAAGCAAGGATGTCTAATGGTGGATATGTTGTAAAAAAACAACACAGGCAGACTGTTCTTGAGGCAGAACTTTTACTTAGGGAATTATTTAGAAGATGAATATTTTAGAAGAAGCACAGTCAATCATCTATGGTGATAGGGAAAAGACCTATGGACACCCAGCAAAGAACCTTCTTAACATTGCTAAGTTGTGGAGCATTTACTTAGATAAAGAAGTGACTGCACAGGATGTCGCAACAATGATGGTTTTATTGAAGATAGCTAGGCTAAAGAACCAGCCAGACCACAGAGATAGCTTGGTGGATTCTGTTGGATACCTAGCACTAATTGAAAGGATCAAGGAATGAATGAAGAACTATTGAAAGAATTTTGGAGTCAGGTCAATGAAATTGAAGGATTGAGCTGTAAACTTACTGGCTGTCAATCTATAATCACTATCTGCGCAGAAAGGACTTGTACTGATGAGTCTGGCGCATTGTGGACAGTAGCAGATATTCTTACTGAAATTGAAAACAAGTTAGACAATAAAGTTTACAAGCTGCTAGAAATTTATAGAGAACTTAAAGAACCAGTTAAAAAGGCTAAAAAGAAATGAACTTAGAAAAAGACTTTACCTTGTCAGAAGATGAACTAGAAGTAATCAGAGCAGCAATTAGAAAGACTATGGAGCAATATTTAGCGAGCTTAAAATGATTAGATGGTCAGGAACTATACTCTGTTTATGCGGTATAGCCTTGACCTCTCTCAATATATACCCTCTAAACCTCTTATTTGGGCTTGTAGGCAGTTTTCTGTGGACAGTCCAAGGCTACCTATACAGGGACAATGCTTTGCTCTTGGTGGAGCTTGTAGCAGTTCTTATTTATCTAGCAGGAATAGTTAGTTTATTTATATATTGACTAAAGTTTCATGCAAATCACCTAGTCCGTTAGAGGATTTACACAACTATAAAGTTATTCTGCATGACTATAAAGTTAAACAGTCCAGATTTTCCCTCGGAAAGTAACTTCACCAGCACCCTCATCCCAGACTTGAATTAACTCAGGTGGTAGAAGTTGTCCTCTTTCATAGGTAAGCATGGCAAAACCGCTTCTATGATCTCTGGCTGAATCTTCCATATAGCTAAACTGCTGACCATAAGGATTGGCTAAACAGCCTGTTTGCACACCATAAATAGTTCCCATAGTAAATGCTGGGTTTAAGGTAGTGAATGGATGAACAGTTAAGACATGGGTGTGACCTGTAACAGTATGCACAGAGCTTGCTTGGACATTGGCTCGACCAGCATTATAACCGCCCTTATGTCTGTGTTTAATCTGTGTATTGTCATTGATCCAGTATGACCAACAAGACTGCCACAATGGGAAGTGGTCTTTAAGAGTAAATCCTTTAATGCCCTCGTAGTTATGAGCCGAGCTATTAGCAAGCATAGACTCAAAGCGCATATCATGGTTGCCAAGAGTCCAAATAAGATTAGACTTGAATGTTGATGCTTTCTCAACTTCAGTCAGATATTCAACACAAGCATCTAGCTCTTGCTTAACTGTGAATGTTTGGTCAAATCCCACTCTTGGGAATCTGCTTAGTCTTTGACCATCAAAGGCATCACCATTACAAACAATAACCTCTGGCTTGAACTCTTTGATGCACTCTAGTAAAGCTCTTGAAGCAGTAGTGTTGTAATCAGGAATAATATGGGCATCACTAAAGACAATGACTCTGCCCTTTTCCATTGCAATGCCTCTGCGGACATTGTGATGGGCTTGTTGGATTCTTTCTTTAACTTTTATCTGCAAAGTCTCTTTGTCATATTTGACTGTATTGCCCATTTGATTAGTAGTCTCTAGCAAAATACCTTTTGCAGCTAAATCTTTTCTTCTTCGATACACACTTCTAACTTGTATATTGAGATAATCAGCAACAGCTTGGGGAGAACCTAATTCTTTAAATAATCTTATAAACTCTACTTGATTACACGATTCTTTAGTCATTACAGTTCCTTGGGGTCAAATCCTAAAGTAATAGCAATCTTATGCGATAGCTCATTGAACTGGTTGTCATGCTTGTCCCAGTTCTTGCTACCCTTTAGGTATAGCCTCATATGGATAATTTCATGGGCTACGGTTTTTACAACAGTATCCAGATGCCCATTCTTAGCCTCAGAGATTCTGATGACATGGGGTTCTGGCTCGTATTCACCCAAGCAGGTAGGATCTTTATGGACTTCAAATCCCACTTGTTTAGATGGTGGTAGATTCCACCGATTAAAAGGTGGCAGACAAATCAACATCTCATATACTGCTTGAACAGTTTGTGGAGTTACTAATTTCATCTGCCTAGTATCCTAGTTAATTATGACAAAAATAAGGCTTTCTCATCTTTTCTTCGGTTATCTAATCCCTTGAGGACTTTACCACCAGCTTTATTCCATGTCAAAAGCTCATCCATAGCACCATCGAAATCACCTCGGTTGTATTTCATGCGAACCTGAGATTTCTGTAGATTCCCTAAACCGACATTGAATGAGAATGATACTAAAGCATCTAGATGATTTTGGTTATTAACTGTCTCTGGGCATAACCTAAGAACCCCAGCCACAAAGCGAGCTAGGTCTTTTTGGAGAATATCATCTACCTCATCCATTGATAAAGTCCTGTCCCATCCGCTAGGGATAGGCAAAGACTTTCTATCAGCAATAGGCACTCTGGCATGGTTAGGATCAATGACATGACCGACACCCACAGTCCAAAGTAGAGCAGGACATTGATATGGCTTAGTCCTGACCCCTTCGTGATGCTTAATCATTTTTAAGCATTTATCACTTATTTTCATTTCTTAGACCAGCCTCTAGATCCGAACCAGTATCCAATAATAGCACCAAGCATAGCCATCTCATCTTCGCTAAAAATCATGTCTGTAGCTTTGAGGAAGTCATCAATATTTGTAATCAAAGTTCCATGAGTGAATATATACCAGCCAATACCGATATTGATAAGGAATAGCTCTGCAACAAACAAATAGGTCACTACAGGTCTAACTGTGGCTACAAAGGTAGAAGCCCAAGGAGCAGCTTTCTCAAGAACTTTAGCATCATGCGCATAAGCAGCCTTGGTCATCTCTGCATCAGTCTGCATCATTACTTGATCTGTGCGGATTTCTTCGACTTTGGCTTGGGCTAAGAAGCCTTTTTCCATCATCTGTAACTCTCTGTCAGTCTGCATCTGAGCTAGTTCTAACTCATGCTTCTTGTCAGACTTATCTTGAAAGAATCCTAATAGGCTTGGCAGTCCTGATACTAATAAACCGCCTATTGTTGAAATCAATGAAAACATACTTACTCCTAGTTTGCTAATGGGTTATCTAAGGCTCGCTTAATCTTGTTATCTACTTCTTTTCGCATCTCTCTTAAATCTTTGTCTACTTCTCTAGACAGTTGCTTGCCATCTCTTTCGACCTGTTCAACTACCTTCTCAAGTCTGCGGACATCATTCTTAATATCATTCTTGATGTCTCTGGTGTAGTCATTGACCTTGGCTGTGGATTCTTCCATCAATGCCAGCTTCTTGTCATACTCGGTAAAGTCAGGACTGACATAGTTTTTAATGGCAGAGCGCATACTCATATAGTCGTTATAGAACTCAAAAGCACCCCAGAAAGCTCCACCGACCACAGGTGCGATAGTGATAATCATCACCATTAGCTTATTAGTTAGTTTAAAACTAAAGCCAGCAACACTAATCTCTTTTTCTATATTGTCCATCTACCATTTCCTCATGCTTAATTTGACTGTTTTTTGTTAAGAAGTAAAAAGCCTTGCCATTGTCCTGTATAGGTTTCTTGACAATCTGTAGGTACAACAAATCCACAATCTGAGGTGATTGAGGAATTGGTCTATCTACAGTTCCTACTTCTGGTGCTTTAATGGGTGCTTTTGGGTGTGTTTTTGGGTGTTCTTTCCTATCTTCCTTCTTTTCTTCTTTTTTCTCCTCTTTCTTCTCGGTCTGACTAGTTAGCTGACTAGTTGCCTGACTAGAAGCAGTTTGTCGAGCGATAACACTAGTAGGACTGGTTTGGCTTGTAGGAGAAGGAGTTGCGATAGCTTGGTTTACTATAGGATCTGCGACTACCTGTGGCTCGCTTGCAATGACTACAGGTGCGCTAGGAGCAATGACATTGGCTAAAGCATAGGCTTGAGCATATCCGCTACAGGTTCTGTCATACAAAGGATTTAGTCTGCATTGTTCTGCAAAATAAGCCTGTGCATAATTAGGACAACTTATATTAAAGAGTTCATTAATACTGCATTGCTGTTCTAAGTATGCTTCTTGATAATAAGGACATTGTGCGCTATACAACTGCGATATACCGCATTGTTGAGCTAGATAGGCTTCTTGGTATCCTAAACAGCTAGAATTGTGTAAAGGATTAAGCAGACAAGGATCACCAGTAGTCTCTGTTATATAGCTGAAAGGTGTATTTGTAGAGTATCCTGCTCCATGATAATACTGGTGGAACTCTCCGACATCCCCAGTTCTGCCGATAGTGACAGGTCTATTAGGGCTGATATTCACCTTTTCATAGTGCATACCGATATGACCATTAGGTCTAATCTCTACACCAAAGGTATTTAGATTCTGTGGGACTCCAAACTCTGAGATATTTTCCCAGACATATCGCTGATATTGTGGTGTTCCTTCAGTTAAGAACCGACCTGAGTAGTTAAGAAGATCAGTCTGCAAAGGCATGATGGCAAAGCTAAATGGAGTGCCATTGTTAGTTCTTAAGTCAAATCCTGAACAACACCAACTATTTGTCGGATTGAGGAAGCCAACAACACCATTGCTGAACATATAAGATTCAGTAAAGACCCTACCGTAGTAAGGAAAAGCAAACTGGAGTGGAACTCTGACATATCCATCATCCGATATTTGATGTTGAATGACTTGTGTGTAACTTAATGTCGGTAAATATAAACAAGTACCGACAATTAGTGACAGCAGCCACTTCATTTGATCTTTGGTCGGTCTGGAATCATCTTAGGGTTAGCAAGCCAGTAATCTTTAGCTTGAACACCTACCATTCCATCCACAGGGCAATAAGTACCAGCATCCCACATACCCCACCAGATAGCAGAGTCTTGGCACATCACAGATACAGCAGCAGTTTTCATCTGCATCATAAACAATGACTCAGCTTTAACAATCATCTCGCAGTTAGAGTCCTTAACAGTAGCTCCAAAAGAGATACCAAGAATCTGAGTCTGAGTTGCTCCAGATACACCAGTAGAGCAGTTCTTATTGTTAATTGTGGTGATATTAGGAGAGATAGCAGAAGGTGGTGGAGACTTTACTGTAGTCTCCGACTTGCTAGTAGAGTCTGTGACAATAGGTTGAGCTTTCGCTGAGTATGCAAAAGCAAAACCAATCAAGCAAGCCCATATAACCAGTATTTCTCTCATAACTTTAATGAAATCCCAAGAAGAATAACAATAATGAATCCACAAGCTCCAATAAGGATTTGCTCTAGTCGCTTTAATCTAGCATTAATGCCTTCATAGCGAACAGCACAAACAGCTTCATGGGAGTTTAATCTTGCTGCAGTCTCATCCATATTAACCTACCACCATGACTGAAATTCTTGAACTTGTTGCACCAGCAGCAATTTGGAATACAAACCCTGATGATGATTTTGAAACTATTACAAAAGCTCGAACAAATGTATCGCCACTATCGCTTCCGTAAGACCCAGTAATAGCATAGTTTTCATTAGGCATTGCAGTTGTAAAGGTTACTGAGTATTCACCACCACTAAAAGAAATAGATGCAATATTTCCAGAGCCTAAAATTGTTGTGCTATTAAAATAACCCCAAGCACGAACACCATAAATAGGAGCTGAACCTGATTGCGCTCCATTGAGTTTAGCTGGTGTAATATTTGCATCTGTAATTTGAGCTGTACCGACTGCTGATAAAGTAGCCAAAGAACCTAAGCCAAGATTTGTTCTAGCATTAGCAGCAGTTGAAGCACCTGTTCCACCATCAGCAATCGCTAAATCAGTTATTCCAGTAATAGTGCCACCAGTAATATCTACAGCAGTCTTATTCTGAGTAGACATAGTACCCAAACCAAGACCTGTAACTGTAGAGCTAAATACAACAGCACCATTAAAAGTTGTAGCTCCAGTAAAAGTGGAAGCACCAGTGTGCGTAGAAGTCCCTGTAACTGCAAGATTTCCACCTACAGTAAAGTTATCGCCAGATGCACCTGTCTGCTGTTCTTTTAAGTCTGACATAAGCTGACGAATAGCATTATTGATACCGCTAGGCGCACAACCTTCAGCAATATTAATACTGTTAATGTCAGTATTGTTAGATGGGTCTACATCAAATTCACTAATCTTTGTCTTTGGCATTTTGCTTCCTATTTAAGCTGATTTAATTCTTCTTCAATAATCTGTGGTGACAACAAGCCTCTTATAGCAGTTTGTGGCACTAAACCTGTTCTTGATTGAGTAACAGTAGGAATTCTTCCAAGAGCAACTAAATCTTGAATATCCTTCATATTCTGTAAACCCATGCGAGTAGCTGCATATCTTCCAGCTCCACCAATTACAGGCAATACAGCAGCACCAGTAGCACCACCAGCAAGATAGCCAAGACCAACTGCACCGCCACCAGCAATAACACTAGTAGGAGCTAACTTACCAACATATCTCAAGAAGTTCTGTAAGTTTCCACCTTTAGCAGCAGCAATGATTGCATCTTTTTCAGTTTGATTAAATCCAGCAAGTCTCTTTTTATTTTTAGCCAATGACTTTAATTCTTGTCTTAAAGCATTTTCTAATCCTGATTGAGTGTAGTTAGCACCTGCAGTAATCTCTGCTCTTTCCATTAAGTCAGCAATGGTGTCTGATTTGATGCTCTTAGAATAAAGGCTTCTTGCTTCTTTTAAGCTATTAATAGCATCTTTACTAGCTACTTTTGGAGACATAGCATCTTCAACTTCTATGACACCATACTTACCTAGGTCTACTGATTTCTTAGGAACTGCCAAATCTTTATCTGATAAGTTAGCAATATAGTTATCAAATTCATCTAATAATTTATAAGCAACTCTTTGCTGATCTGGATTGTCAAAAGTCTTTGTAGGCGCTCTAACAATTCTTCTTAGAGTATCTAATTCCTGCAAAGTCTTAGGAGCTTGACCTTCTTCTGCCAGTCTATTTAAAACTATATTCACTTGTGGGTGTAAATCAGGATCAAATCCAGCTTCTTTTACAGCATTGGTAAATGTTGGATAGGTATCTTTTAAAGACTGAGGGCTGATAACTACACCTGCTTTATTTGCTCTATCGTAAGCCTGAGTAGCCTGTGCCTTCAATTGCTCTGCAGTAGGAATTACCTCTGTTTTTCTTGGTCTAACACCACCTGCTGCGCCTGTAGTAGCACCAGCAATCATGCCAGCAATAGGGCTTCCAGTAGCTTCAGTAACTGCTTGAGCAGCAGCAGATGCAGGAGCAGATACAGCAACTTGTCTAGCAGGTGCTTGAGCCATCTGAGCAGCTACATTCCTTGTGACAGCAGATGCGCCTTCTTTAGCTAATTGAGTTAAAGCAGGTAATTGTGATCCTGTGCTTGCAACACCACCGCCAACGGCTTCAATAACTCTTTCACCAGTAGAGGTAGGCTCTGCACCTAAACCAGCTTGAGCCATTAATCTAGAGGTAGTTTGACTAGGCATAGATAGCTGAGTTGGTTTATATCCTGTTAAAGACTCAATAGCACTAGATATTCTGCCACCACTAGCCTTATCAATTTCAGTACCAGCTAAATTAAGCAAGCTATTTAAAGCATCACCAATAGGCAAAGCCATGCCACCAATTAATGCAGCAGGAGCAGCCATGCCTACAGGTGCGCCTAATGCAGCACCAGCAGTTGCTCCAGTAATTGCAGGAGCAGCACCTCTAGATAATAGTTCACCAACTCTATTTGCTGTTAATGGCTTTGTATCAAATTGGTCAAATGGATTTGCACCTGTTTGCTCAAGTTGGTCAAAAGGATTAGCCATATTATTTTTCCCCTAACACTTTTTTGGAAGCTCCAATGCCATATTTTTCATCAAAATACTGTGATAAATTTGGATTGCTTCTTAATAAATTAACAGCATTTTGTGGTATTGCAGGTAGATTTTCTCTTGGTACTTGAGGAGTAATAGTATCATTAGGCTTTACTTTTAGCACAGAAACAGCACCCATATTCTGAATGATTCTGCTCAATTCTGAAGCCTGTGTATCAATAACATCCTTACCAACAACAGCACCAGAGAATGAAGTTGGATTAGTAACAATAGATTCCAAGATGCTCAAGTCTGGTCCATTCAATACACCCAAGTTGTAGGCTTCTTTAGCTTGTAAAAGCATATTTCTATACTTGGTGTTCATGGTAGCTCTTGCAGATGGGCTTAATGCACTCCATCTAGTAAAGTTTGGCAACTCATCTCTGAACTCTTGAATAGCATTAACTGTATTCTTGATACCAACAACTTGCTTCTGTTGTTCTGCAGGAATCTCTAATTTCTTGGCATCTCTTTCAGCTTGAGCAATATCTCTAGTAAGTTGTCTATCAGCTTGGTTTTCTTTTCTGCTTAAGTAAGAATCTTCCATCTTGCTCAAAGACTCAATGCGCTTATAGGCAGTTTCTTCATCAATAGTTCCTTGTTCAAAACCCTTTTGATAAGTCTGAGCTAACTGTCTAACTTGTGGGCTTTGAGCCAAAACATATGGAGCGAATGGGCTAGGAGCATTTTGATCCCCCATTAAGCCAGATTGACGAACAGCTTTCTGAGCTTCAGCAATACCTTTTAACTCATCAAATCTACCCATAGCCTGTAAAGTAGGCACAATCTGCTTCATATCATACTTATAGCCAGTCAAAGTCTTTTGCTCTGGAGTAGTGCCATAAGTAGGCATACCCATCTCATCAAGCATTGTCTGACCTTCAGGAACTACTGCAGGAGTTGTTTGATACTGAGGAGTCATTGCGCTTGCATACAATTGCTTCAAAGCTGCATCTTGCTTTTGCTTGTCTAGCATCTGCTTAACTTGCGCACCCTTTAGCATATCTTGCAATGCTCGATCCATCTGACCTTGATAGCCTTGGTTAAATGCAGCTAGACCTTGAGATAAACCGCTACCTTGTGGCATCAATGAAGGTGCACCAGCTTGTGATAGGGCTTGACCAAGACCAAGTAATCCTTGAGAGACACCCTGATAGCGAATATCAGACATCTGTTCTGGAGAAAATAAACTATCGTAATAATTAGGTATTGCCATATTTGCCTCAGATAAGTGTTGGTCTATATGCTTTTAAAGCTACTGATGGGTCTAACAAGCTGGCTAAAATAGCCTGTGGAATTGCTTGACCTTTTCTCATACCGCCACCAAAGTCACCGCCTTGGTTTAATTGTGCCATTTGTTGCGCTGATTGTTGTTGAGCAGAACCACCAAAGTTAGGCATTGATCTACCAGCCATTCTGTCTTGCAACAATGACATATCGCCCATGCCTTGAATAGATGAGATTTGATTAGGAGACATACCAGAAGGTTCAAAGATATTACCGCTAGAAGTTGGGTACATCTCTACCATTCGGCTATAGTCATTCCCCATTGGAGCTAACTCAGAGCTGCCACCAAAGATGTTTGATAAGAAGTTTGTGCCACCACTAGTAGCTCTAGCAGTCTCTGGATTAAATACTGTCATCTCTCCACTAGGAAGAAACTCAAATCCACCTGCACCTGCACCACCTGTAGGCATACCAAACATTGATGCAATTATGGCAGCTACACCTTCCCAGCCAATTGAATCATTAACTGTATCGTCTACATCTGATAAAAAGCCAGCCATATTTTTTCCTTAAAATGGCTTAAAGCCAAGAGATCCAGCAGCACCAGCAAGGGATAATAAGTTACCAAAGCCCTGTTGAGAGGGATTAGAATAAATAGGTCTTTCTTGCACAGAGCCACTAGGCGCACCATAGACACCAGTTAAGAATGTCGATAAGCGATTCTCTGGCATCTGATACTGATAGCGAGCAATTTGGTCAGCTAATTGAGCTTGTGAGTAGCCTTCTCTTGCAGTTCCAGCAGCTAGCAATTTAGCCAAATCATTGTAATCAGTAGCAGCCATCTCAGGAGCAGCCATAGTTGCAGCCTGTTGTCTTGCTCTTTCTGCATCATAGTTTGCATATGCTAACTTACCAGCAATGTCAGACATTCCTGTAGCCAAACCTTCAGCAGCTCTGCCTTCTAATGCAGTTTGTGCGCCTGAACCATATCGACCAGCAGATGATAGCTTTGAGCGAATATCCATAATATTCTGACCAAACTGTTGCTCTAATGGTCTTGTAGCAGCTTGAAAAGCACCTTGGAAAAATGGATTGCCTGATAAGTAATCACCAGAGATTGTTCTGCCTAATTGAGCTTGAGCTTGACCTGTTAATGGGCTACCAGCCATAGCTCTTTGCTCAATACCACCTAATGCAGATAAAGTCTGCTGTGATGGATCAATATAAGTCTGAAATGGAGCATAAGGAGTAGGGCTTTGATAGAGTCGCTTTGCTTCTTCTAAACCAAACTCAACATATGGCTTTAACATTGGATCAATCTGATTAGTAACAGTTTGAGTCCCAGTTTGCTGAGATCCACCACCACCAAATATTTTAGTTATGCCACTCATTTACAACTCCTTTATCCATTTTCTAGGGATAAACCCTAATTTACTAGCTGTTTTACTCCATCCTTTTCTATGAGAATCAAAGGTTATGAAGCGATCACCACCATTTTTTGCAAGCTCTTGGATATGATTCCATGCTTCTAAGAAAGGGTGATTGTTTATAAAATAAAGACACCAAATATGCAGAGTGCCTTGATTTGGTTGCAGAACCGAGAATCCTACTAATCGGTTGTCCTGCTTGTATATCCACAACATTGCCTGTTGATTCAGGCACAGAGCATAGACATCTTCAGGTATCCAAGACTCAGGACTTTTCTCCTGTATCTTTAGAAGCCCACCCTTAACAAAACCCCAATACTTTCGGATTTCATCAGGATTTATATATATATGCTCCATATAGCACAATTTTATCTTGTTTTGTAGAAAAAAACATACTTTTTTTAGCCTACTACAACATATTTATAGGTTTTCCCACTAGCAATATTAGCAGTATGAGTTATTACAGCAGAACCTTTAGTAATGCTAGATATATAAAACAGGGTAATTGCAGAAACATCACTATAAGGGGTAAGCAAGATAACTGAGTCTGAGCTTATCCTTGCATCTGAAATGGTAGTAGTTGTTGCTCCACCAGTAGCCAAGGTAACAGTCCCAGTATTATTGGTCTTGCCATCCATAGCATTGTTTAGAATCTCAGCGACTGCTCGCTGGTCACCGCCCTGTGGTGGTAATCGTCTAAACATTATCTGCCACCTGTAGGAACAATGGTGACATCAACACCTACTGCTGTTTTCCAGTTAGAACCGCTAGGATAAACCCTTACTCTGTGATAGTTACCACTAGATCTCAATGAAACCCTGTTCTCTGAATCAGCATTAGTCGCAGTTCCAAATGTAGGCACAGCAGTCAATAGATTTCTAGAGTAAACAGCCACACTAGAGCTGCCATTATCAATCTTAGGCTTGGCTAGGGTAATAATAGACTGGCTACCATTACCAATGTCGCTAGAGGTTATATAGCCTGTCTTTGGTTGTCCTGTGAAGGTAACAATCTTAGCTCCTCTTGTACCAGCACTAACAAACTTGCCACCAGCCCATAGTCTGCTATCAAAGGAAGTATTAATAGTATCCATATTTCCATAGGTATCTAGTGCCTCTAGAGTAACACCAGCAGTTGCAATAGGTGCTAGGTAGTTAGTATCTGTTTCACCCTCAGACCACTTCTTAACTTGCCAGTTATAAACCATCAATCTCTTGCGAGCAAAGATGTCAGTAAACTGCCAAATTACTAGCTTTCTGATTGTGTCTACAGTAGCAGACATTTCATTAATTTTTGATTGGTCTACATTGTTGTAGAAGAACCTATCTATTTTCTCTGCACCAATAGGACTTACTGTTTGACCATCACAGACATAGAATCCATCATCAGACAAGAAGAAAGTTAAGTTACCAAACTGGGCAATAGAATTAGACTCATAGCACCCAATATTCTTAGCAATAGTATCAAACTGGAAGAATAATGGCGCACCGACATAGCTCATGCGAGAAACTGCTTTTTCTAGTAATACTATGCCAAACTCTCCACCTGTAATACCTCGGATGTCACCACCATCAGGGATAATCTGGTTATCAGATTGACTTAAATCGCTAGGAGTCCAATCTGTCTCATCATTGATGTCAGACCAATAAACAGTTGTAGGTGCACTAGAAGTATTGGCAGCCACTACAAAGTCTCGAACTACTGTGACAAACTTAGCTGTAGGAGCAGCAGCAGCCAAGTCAGCAAAGGCTGTAGAGCTACCTAAGTCCCATGCCTGTAGCTTAGAGTTACCATTGGCAGCAATTAACTTCTGACCAAACTGAACAAAGTAAAAGCGATCCGCAGTAGTGTAGCCACCACTCTTAGAGACATTATCTAGACTTAGGTCTGTCGAATCTAATTTAAATAGCTTTGTAGTTCCAGCAGCAAATACTGTAGTTGTACCACCAAACTTAGTAGCAAAAGCATTAGTCAGGGTTTCACTAGCAGCAGCAGATAAATCAACAGCCTCTGGCAATGGAGCATAACCAATGGCTTGAGGAATGACATTGTATGCCTCTTGGATAGCTCCAGTAATACCTGCTTGGTCTGGCATCCACTCGCCAAAATCTATTGTTGTAGCCATTGATTACTTCCTATAGTTTTATCTGTCCAAATATCGTTATCAAACAAATCACCGACTGCATACCCATATGCCCAGTATCCATAAAGGACATATTGTTGAGCAGGATCTGAGTTAATAACATCAGTCCATTGTTCTGTGCCTACAGACTTATTAACCCAAACATCTGTGCTGACTATTTTATCAGTCCAATCGTTAGAATCAGGTGTTACATTAACCCATTCTTCACCATAAATATAGCCAATAGCATTTGTTGAAGTTACCTCTGTTACTGAGGCACTACCAGCATAAACAGCTATAGCAGAAGATGAAGTTGTCGCAGTTGCAGTAACACTAGAATCAGCAGACCTAACTCTAATGCCAGTAGATGTTGCAGTAGCAGTTGAGCTAACACTAGCAGTAGACAGCCTCATTCTAATAGCATCTGCGCTAACCGTTGCGCTTCCAGTTACAGAAGCAGTAGCATTAGCTAATATTCCACCTAAACCTGTTGCAGTTGCATTAGCTGTTACTGATGCAGTAGAAAGCCTTACTCTTATAGCATTAGCAATTACTGTAGCTGTAGCAGTAACAGAAGAATCTGCACTAGCAACTAATCCACCTAGACCTGTAGCTGTAGCAGTACCAGTAACACTAGCACTACTAAACTGTATTCTTGTTCCTGTCGCATTGACAGTAGCATCTGAATTTACAGAAGCTGTGAATGACAATATTCTTGTTGGGTTGGCTGATGCTGTAGCACTTCCAGAAGCAGAAGCTGTGAAACTTAATACTCTTGTAGCAGTTGCGTTAGTAGAAGCACTAGCTGATATAGATGCTGTAGCCTCTGTAGCTAAAACATCACCTACAGCATAGCCATAATCCCAGTATCCATACAGAACATATTGATCTGTATATTTACTCATTATTCATCCGCAGGTAATGGAGTATTGCCTTCAGCTACCCACTTTAAATATTCTTGGTAGTCTGTGTTGGCTGGGTCAAATAAAAAGCTAACAGTGTATCCGTCTGTATTAAGTATCGCACCATATTCTTGATTTGTTTTTTCATCTTTTAATAGTTTATACATTTTAAAGCTCCGCATTAAATCCGACATAGGATAAAACATTGTTTGTCCTTAGTTCCATACCATGACCAGCAGTGCCAGTAGTTCCTGCTTTTATAATACCAATATTTACTGAAGAGGATGCATCTATTGTAATCGATGATGATGTACTACTTCCGCCATTTGAGTAAGCAATAAAATAACTAGTACCTGAACCTGAATTTAGACTCGGTACAATTCTCATAGGAACTTTAAAACTAACAGAAACAGGGTCATTTCCAGATGCGTAATAATATCCAAGACCAACTTGTTGATTGCTTCCTGCAGCAGCGTGTACATAGTAATACCTCTGACACAAAGCTAACTCAGTTCCATAAGGTCTGTAATCAAAGCTAGTAGCAGTAGAGCCTTTTTCTAGTTGAACACCTGTGATGTAAAAGGTTGCTCCGTTAGTTCCTACTACTGATGTTGCTCCTGTGGCTGTGTAATATGCCGCACCAACCCAAGCTCCAGCAGTTCCGCTATATGTTGCACCACCGCCAAGACCAAAACAAACAAAAAGACTTGCAGCATTTGTAGCTCCTGTCCATGTGCCTGTTGTATCGCCAACTATGGTTATTGACTTTTGTTCCCAAGTATTAGCAGAATTAATTGTGTAGCTAAACGGGTAAGACCTACTTGTGTTGTTGTTTATTGCCCCGCCAAAAGTTCCAGTTAATGAAGAACGAACCCAAAATGACAAAGTTACTGTTTGAGCATTAGCAGTTCCCCAGCCTAAATCAGCAGTATTAAAACCTTCAATTCGTTGCTGAATAGTAAAAATATCGCCTGAACCAACAGAATAAGCAGATAAAGAAGTAGCACCTAAATAATTTGTAAACCCTACTGGTGGGGTGACTGAGCCAGCGTTTTGTTGTAATGAATATTTAGAAGCGGCAGTTGAAAAGCCAGCCCATCTATCAACAGAGTATTGTCCGCTTGTTGGTGTAATACTAGCACCAGCATTTCTTTGGTCAATTACCATTGCACCATTGATGATTCTATTCTTGAAGCCCATTGTTGAAGCAGAATTAAAGGTGCTATTTTGTGTAAAGCCACTACTTGCAGATACACTATTGTCTTTAAGAAGAACACCATCAATAGTTACCCCTGCTGCTGAAGTCTTTTCGCTGATAGTATCTGTAGAAACAGAAGTATTTGCTGTTAAAGTGGTTACTACTGCTGTAGAAGCTGTTGTAGCACCAAGACTCATATTGTTGATTGTTCCAGCAGTAGCAGGATTAATTGTTACAGAACCTGTACCTGTTGGACTAATGGCTACTTGAGCATTGGCAGGATTGATGTTTATAGCTACATCAACACTTAAATTGTTGCCACCGCCACCACCCCATTGGAGTTGATTTGTTCCACTAGAATTTTGCAATGCACCACCAGCAGAACTTGTAGCTTTAAATACAGGACTTGCAAATGAAGTAGAGGCTGTAGCTGTAGTAAAAGCTCCAGTAGAAGCTGTAGATGCACCAATAGTCGCACCATCAATAGTACCGCCATTGATGTCAGCAGAAGTAATTGTTAATGATGCTGCTGTATCTCCAGACTGCAACTTGTCAGTATTTAGATTGGTAAAGTTATTGTCTACTTCTGTATGAGTTAGCGGAGATCCTTTACCAGACCTTGTTACGATTGTAGACATAAATTACCCTTAAGCTAAAGTTACTGTCAATGCGCTAGTAGCGAACTTAAATACATCACCTGTGTCGATAGTCTTGGAAGCTGTCAATGCTCCATGATACAAAAGATTGCCACTTGTAGAAGCATCAAGAATACCAAAGTAAGCAACAGTACCCCATGAGGCTGTAGCTTGGTCAAATTCTATTGCAGAGCTGATTGTTGATACACCGTTAGAAGGTGCGCCAAATGTAGCAGCCTTGCGAGCATAAGAACCACCAGTTACCTCAGTACCTGTATTAGCATCCGTAGGATCTGTAGTGTATAGACCTACATAAACTGTAGATGGTGTTGTGTAAGAAGTGTTGCGGAGAGTTGCATTAATTAGTGCATTTTCCAAGTAGTTTGACATTGCAGCCATGATTAATCCTTATCTATTAGTTAATATCATTTGTAGTGGTACACCATTGTATTCTGAGCTATCGTCAGATGTCGCAATGAGTTCTAGTGTGCTTGCATACAAAGAAGCCCAAGTTGCTAACCTTGCATCATTCATTAGATATGGCTCGGCTTGTGCCAATGAACCATAAAGTAATAAATCAGGGTAGTTTGCTAAGAATACATTTGAAGTTGTTGTATCTGATAGTGCTGTAGGCTTTGCATAGTAAAGCATCTCTAGGACATAGCTGCCATCAGGAATAGGAGCAAAGTTCATCTCTGATCCAATGACTGAGTAATCTACTGGTCTGCCTGACTCTGTTGCTCTAGCATTGCGAGTAAAAGCAGATGGAGACATATAGCTAACAGGCATCCTTGGATTGCCCTGAGTGAACAGGTCTCGCATCTCTAAGAAGTCTGTAGGTAATCCGATTGTGTTGTCACCACCTGTCATATTCGCAGTTGCTGACTTTAGCATTGGTCTTGTTCTTAGCTCTCTCTGTAAGCGAGCTTCAGCCAAAGTAATGAAAGTAGGAATCATTGCTGTTAGATCTGTGCGACCTAAGTAACTAGCAATGGTTGTCTGTAGTGCTGAGTAAGTAGAAAAGCTCATAATATGTCATGCCATCCATAAGTATAATTTCCGACATGACCTATCTCTTGAGACAAATCATGGTCTATATAAGTGTCAATCCCTGCATCTTTTGCCTTGATACAGAAGTAAATATCCTCACCCAAGAGCTTGTTCTCAGGCAGTAATTCAAAGAAGAACCAAGGTTTAGGCATAGAAGTTAGTGTATGCTTACTTATTAGCATAACACCACAGCCGATACCATCAGCCATTTCTATTCCTGTCTTGTTCTTAGAAGATATTTGCTTCCAGTTGCAAGTGCCATCTTCCTCTATCTCTAATGTCTTAGCAGTAGCTTTGACTGGTGTAGAGCGAGTTGTTGCATTTACCCCAATAATCCCCTTGTCATGGTTCAGTAGCCTCTCAAGAGTGTCTTTAGGGAATCTCATGTCAGCATCAATAAACAGGACATAATCTGCACCTTCTTCTAGGGCTGACTCGACCATATTATTTCTTTGGTCAAATATCAAAGTACCCATAGAGGTATACAGATTGACTTGGTGTTCTGTGTTTCTTGCGACATGATTGACCATTCGAGCTAGGTCAAAAGCTGTTCCTACTTCCATCTGTCCTCTAGCTGGGATGCAGATTGCGATAGTAGCCATTAGATGATACCCCCTCGAGTTCTAAATACTCGGTTATCAGGGTCATTTAACCATCTTTTTAGTGCTGGCATATCAATGACTTGATAGCCCTTCATAATATTTTTCTTGTTTAAATCACCAATAATCTCTGGTGGTATACAAGCTATATGATTCTTAGGATCGTAAGGAGTATCACCCCATCCTTTAGAACCGCTATTGTCTTTATATGCTTGCTTGGTAGCTTCAGCAAAATCTGTTAGATCTAGCTTAGTTTCAATAATAATACCGCCTTCTCCATCAGAGTAAGCAGTTTTATTTTCCCCAAAATCACCTAGTAATTTTGACAATTAAATCTCCAAGAAATGAGGGTGAGTTTCCCCACCCCCAATTCTACTCACTTATTAACTTGCTGACAAGTCAAAGATACCGCCATGAGCTGCTTCGTTCTTAACTTCAAGAGTCAATTCAGCCAAGATCTGAGTCTTTTCTGAGTCACCTGATTTAGCCAAGTCGATAGTTTGGAATGGGCGCAAATATGCTAATGCTGCATATTCAGGATCAAGTACCAAAGCATCACGAGTACGCATGAAACGGTTAGGAACAATGCTGATTACACCAAAGTCTGACTGGTAAAGGTCAGCACCAGCTAGGATAGTGATTTCACCAGCAGTAGTGCTGTTGTAACGATGCTGTGCCAAACCTGTGAATGAAGAAACAACTTGCTTCAATGCTGGAGAAACCATCAATACTGAAGGTGTACCGCCTGAAGTAAATACCTTAGCAACTACATCCTTAAGCATAGACTCTTGGAAAGTACGAGTTGTACCATCTGTACGAGTAGATACACCGATAGTTGTAGGGTCTGCACCAGCAGTTGTACCAGAACCTTTGTTTGTGTTTGTCTTGATGTAAGACAACAATGAACCCATAACACGAGCAGCAGAGCTTGAACCAGCAGACTGACCTTGGTTAGCTGTGATGATGCCTTCGATGTCTCGCTTCAATTCAGCAGAAGCCTTGGCTAACTGATAAGCCTTCTCAGACTTACGACCAGCCTTATCTACAGCTTCCAAAGTACCAGAAACTTGCACAGTCTTACCAACGATCTGTGTGTAGTTACCGATACGAGTTGTTGCTGACAAAGTTGCAGCAGTAGCATCAGCACCTTCAACAAGTGCATTGCTTGTGTTTACAGATGCCAAAGCATCAGTCTGCCACTCATGGTAAACAGCTTTAGCTGATGTCTTACCAATAGATGACATAATAGGTGTGTCTTGTGGGCTGATGTTATAAATAACATTGCTTAGATCTTCACGAGCGCCAACGGCATCGTATCTTGTAAATGTAGGCATTTCAAATTTCCTTTAAATAAATTTTTCAAAAAGTTTAGCTGCATCTGACTTCTTGCCAGTTTGCTTGAGTTTCTGCATCTGTCTCTTAGTTGCATCATTCTCAGCATTTACCTGACCGCCATTTCCAGCCTTCAATACTTTAGGAGCAGACTGCACTTTCTTTACAGCATCAGTCTTACCCTTCATTAGTTTTTCATACATCATTGCATTGTAGAGAGTCTTAACTGCTCGAGAGTCATACACTTGGCTTAATTCTTCATCACTAAAACCGACAGATTTGGCATAGGTTCGAATATCTTTCCTAGCTATCTCAGCTTTGGCTTCATCCTTAAACTCAGGAATCATCTCTCTCAGCTTTACTGCTTCTTGTTGCAAATGACTTTGCAGAGCTTGCTGTCTATCAGACTCTTGCTGTTGAGCAATCTTCTGTTTTTCAGCACGAACTGCTTGCAGTTGCTTCTCTTTCTCTGACCTTTCAGCTATCTTAATCGCATAACCAATGGGGTCATTTTCCCTTAGTTCTGCTAAGTTTTCCTCTCCCTGATCTTGGGCTAGTAACTTCTCGATAACCTCTAGTCTTTGAGCATAAGTATCTCGCAACTGTTTGGCTTCTTCGATCTTCGCTTTCTCGGCTTCAACAGCCTTGCGAGTCTCAGCTAAAGCCTGAGTTTTCTTTGTATAGTCTTTTGTGCGACTGTAACCTTGTTGAAGCTCCTCTAAGGTGACCTCTAGTTCTTCATTGTCTACCTTGACTTTGAATCGCTGTGGTTCTTCGGTTTCTTCTTCTTGGTACTCAGTTTCTTCTGCGCTTTCATCTGTGTAGTCCTCTTGCTCACCAGATTCTTCCTCAGATTGCTCTGATTCTTCCTCTGCTTGAGCTTGATAGCCTTCCTCTGGTTGAGCTTTCGCTTCCTCAGTTGGTGAGTCCATCAAAGACAAAAACGCATTAGCTGCTTGACCTACAGTTACACTTCCTGACTCAGGATTGGTGTTTTCACTCATTGTATTTACCTTTTAGGGTAGTTAAAGAATCTTCCATTTCTTAGCATTAATCTGCTTCTCATCTGCGATAGCTTGGATTGATGCCTCGAATTCTTCAATAGCTCTTAGCTTGACTAAAGACCTCTCTCGGAAATCAAAGTCATTCTCTGCACTATTGAATATGTTGTTTTTATACAACAGTTTTTGGTTTTCCACAAGCTCCATGAAAAACTCATCTGTTAAATAGGTATTTGCTCTTTCAGCTTTGTTCATAGGACATTCGGTATATTAGCTGTTGGACTTAACTTTGCACCAATTTGCATAGCTTTTAATTGGGCTTCATACTCAAATTCTTGTTGCTTCAAAGCCATCTGTTGTTCAAACTTCTCTCGCTCTAACTGCATCTGAGCTGCTGCTTTCTCTCTAGCCAATTGCATCTCTGCTTGAGCCTTCATCTGGTCAGCTTGGATTTGAGCTTGAACTTGAGCCATATAAGCCTGAACCTGTGGATCTTGTTGCTGTTCCTGTGGTTGAGCCATCTGTTGTAATTGCTCTGGGCTAATCTCTTTGAAGAACTCGCTTGAGTCTTTAAAGCCAGCAGACTCGATAAATCTACCCAAAGTATTGCGATACTGGGCTAGGTCTACCAATGGGTTATTAACTCCGATTGTCTTTAGGATTTCTTCTTGCTTACCTAAAACCATAGCAATCATAGTCATCTGCTCTTGTTTGTTACCTGTTCCAAGACCTACATTGATAGACATATCGAACTGGTTAGTCCATTCTCTCGGATCAATAGAGACATATTTGCCTCGTAAGCGAATCACTCTAGCCTTGTCTTGGTACTTGCACAGAAGCTGTAGAATCTTCTGGAACAGGTCTTTTACCCCAGTTTCAGCAAAGATTCGAGCAATCAATTCAATTCTACCTGCTGCTGCTGACTGCATAGCTGCTACTGCTGTCGCTGTAGTGTTTTGTAGAATGTCTGGGTTTAAACCTTGTTGAGCATCATTGACACCAGTTCGCTTAGTCTGAACTACATCTAGATACTCAAGTAATGGGAATGACTGTGCAGCAGTAGCTGGAACTGTCAATGGAACTACAGCATTAGGGTTCTTCATGCGAACCACTCCATTAGCTGTAACGGTTAGCAAGTCATCTAGGTTTACTTGACCTTCAACAACACCCATTCTAGGGCTGTTAGTCATATACATATTGTCTAGAATCTGACGAGTAACAGTAGACTTAATCAACTGGATGTCCATTGAACGGTCTGCCAAGCTATGACCAAAGAACTTGTGTGGCATAGGAATAGGGCAGATTGAGCAGAATGGCACAAAGTCAATCTCTGTATCGTCTAGAATCTCGCTACCTGCATAGACTACCTTGCGAAGCTCTGCAATGCCATCTCCATCCATATCGACTTTGAGATAGCACTCATACACTTCAATATCTTCCATTGCTGGATCGAGTGTGCTGTTGTTTACATCAGGGTTTTCACCATTGCTAAAGCGAGCAACTCTTTCCTGTGTGTAAGTTAGGTCAGACCAACTTGGTAAGTCATCAACAATCTTCTTGTTAAATCCCATGCCAATTAACTCAGAGCGAGTAATTAGCCTTCTATGCGCTACAAACGGAGAATCGCCAATAGTACGAGCCTTCTTAGAGATTAAGAACTCCTCTGGTGGGACATTCTCAATAACTACTTTACCTGTCTTGTTCGTCTTTTTGACTGTGACATTGTATGAGAACATTGGAATAATCATACCTGTCATTGGGTCTTGGTAAGAATCTACCTCAATCTGCTCTTGCTTAGATACCTCGATAGAGTCATCAGACAAAAGCATTGTTAGCTCTTGCTCATTTAGGTCTTGATACTTCTCTTTGGTGACATTTACTACTTCATCCCAATAGACCTTGATGATGCCATTCTTCTGCAACAAGGCATCTTTGAACCAAGTGTGTAGCAAAGATACACCATCATTGTCTCGGTTCATTACCCAGTTCACATACTCGGTAGCCTGTAAAGCCTTCTGTTCATCGTCAAAAGATCTAGGCTCAAAGCGAACAATCTCGTCAGACTGAGTGAATACTCGCAATAATTGTGGCAATGCACCATCAACTACTTCAGCTACTTCACCAGTAACAATCTGAGAGCGACCTTCTACTTCGTTACCATACGGTTCACGATTGTAGTATTCGATAGCCTTTGAGCGCTCATCAGTAGTGTCTGTTTGAATATAGCCGAGAGAGTTGTCAATCTCTGCATCTAGTATTCCTTTGAGTTTTTCTTGATCCATTAGACGATCCATTTAGTGTTAATTTTAAGGGACTTATTCCATTCGTTAGGCTTCTCATCAAGCCCTACTGCCACATACCGCCAAGCATCAGCAGCATGGGAATGTTGGTCATGCAAAGGTTTATCGCTAAACATCTTAGTATCAGGGTCTACAGCATATCTGTAGTGTCTTAAAGCCTGTAATCCTTCAGCGCATCTGTTCTGGTCAAAGTAGCATCTGTTCATTAGCATACGAGCAGAGTTAATACCATCAGCAATGGACAGTTTAGGAGTTATCCTAACTGGTAATCCCATTCCTTCAATAATCTCTTTAGTGCTTCGACCTGTCATATTCTTGTGTTCTGCATCATGGGGTAGCCAATGATCCCTATAGGTATATCCCTTATTCTGAAGCACTTGGACATAATGGTCAATGGTTTTCTGACAGTTCTGGTAGAAGTCTATGATTCTTACTTCACCACCTGATACTGTTTGCACGAACCACACAGATGTCATGTCCGACCAGCCCAAGTCCCAAAAAGTTGAAACTGGTATGGAGTTATCTACTTGCACATCCTTAATTCTGTTTTCTTCTTGAGCCTTTCTTAGCTCATTGGCATAGACTGCGCCATCTAAGACCTGTCTTGTATTACCTTCCCAGACATTCAGGTAGGCATCCACATCTCTAGCCTTTAGATCTTCCATCTCGTCTCTTAGGACTTTAGGAAACCAAGGATTGTCAGAGTAATTAACTTTAACTATTTTGGCATTGCTCGGTGGTACTACTACAAACCGCTTGTAAGTCTCGTCTGTATCTAACTCAGGGTTGAAAGTGATCCAAATCTCTGAGTTCTCTTTACGGATTGTGGGAATCAATACATCCCAGCTAGACTTAGAAGTAGTCTGTGCTTCTTCTACCCAACAGACATCTACACCCTCAAAAGACTTAATCTTTGTGACATTGTGCTTCAGACCTGCGAACAAGAACTCTGTACCATTCTTGCCATAAATCGCTGTGTTCTGTACCTCATAGAATGACTCTAGATTGAGCTTTCTTATCTGGTCTGCTAACAAGGCATGAACTGAGTCGCTAATAGAGTTCTGGAACTCTCGTGCGCATAGTATTCTTAATGGCTTCTGTGCGCCTAAAGCTAATAAAGCTATGGCAGCACCCCAAGACTTACCAGAACCTCGACCACCGTAAGCCACCTTGTATCTGTGTGGCTCAAACAAGAAGCTCATCTTCTCTGGTAACTCTAGATTGAGTTCACTCATTCAGGCTTCTTTAAATTGATATTGATGCTAGTTACTGTCTCGATTGCTCCACCATCCAAGCCAGACATCTCTGTAACTTGAATAGCTTTACCATCCACTCGATCCATGATTTCTTTTACAGCCCAAGGCTCTCCATCTTGAGCAGCCTCTACTAGCTTTCTAGCAATCATTCTGAGCTTGACTGCATCCTCTTGGACTAGCTCTTTTCTAAGCTGGTCAAAGAATAGTCTACCCTTCCTAGCATTGTCATTACCTTTGGGCGCACCTACTGAATTAATTGTTTCAATAGGTAAATTGTTGTTTTCGTTGCTGTTTTCCATTCCAATCCAAACGGTTATTGGTTGATGATGTTGCAATAATACAACAGATTACTGATCTGTGTCACTTCCTAATAAACCATACCCAATAGCAGGTGGAACAATACCAAACATCTGCTTACCAAATCTATCTAGTAATCCAATCTTTTCTTCTGGACTTGCATACTTAAGAATTTCTTTAACTCCACCGCTTTGTAGAATATCTAGAGCTGACTGAGATATTTCTCTAGGAACTAATGCTCCTTCAAACTCAGACAAACTTACAGCTCTCTTTGGCTTGATTTCAAAATATTCTGTAGGGAACTGTTTTAACTCTTTGCTTAGATCTTGTATTTTTGCTTTTAGCTCATCAGGAACTTGTTTACCAATCTCTCTTGAATAATCATATTTTCCTGTTTGACCTAAAGCTAAATCCTCAAAGAATGAGTCAGCATCAATTCTAGATTTTTTTTCATCTAAGAAGTTTCTTACCTCTCCTTTTAGGTCATCAAACTTTGACTCAATGTCATATTTCATTGTTTCAAACTTTTCAGGATCTACTATCTTTTCTCTAGACTTTAATATGTCTTTCTCAGACTTAAGATTTGGTGTTAGCTTTGCTCTTAAAGAAGCTACTGAGAAATAGTTTCCTTCGTCTCCAGCCTTACCACTAGACATTTCTTTAACAATATTATCTAAACTAGCAGGAACATATCTTCTTCTACCAGATGGTGTATATCCTTTAAACATCTCATAGCTTACAGATCCACCAGCATTTCTTATATCATTAACTAGGTTATTTTCCCAGTCATAGTATTTCTGTAAAAGATTAGGATTGTTTTCTACTGCCTGATAAAAGTTATCTCTAACAGACATTCTAAATCTTCCTAAATCATCAAAAGCATTAGGATCTGGCAATAAATTATTATCTTTCAAGAACTTAGCTTTTGCAGCTACACTTCCTTCAACATTATATTTAAAATCATTAGCAATATGACTAATCTCTGAGTCCATATCCTTAGCAAACTTGCCAAATGGTGCTGAGAAAGCATCTTTTACATACTTCTCACCTACATTATCAAGTCTTGTCTCAATATTTGGCTTTCTTACTGTATAAGCATCAGCAGCAAATACTGGATTTCCTCTAGATGGTGTTGCAAGAGCCTTATTACCAATAAGTGTAATGTCACCAAATTTCTCTAAAGGATGAGTATTTTGGAATGAACTTACTTTGCTAATTCCCAATGATGGAACTGGCATACCACCAAGCTCTTGAACCATCTGCAATTTTTCTGGGCTAATGTTATGAGTTACTAACATTTCTTCACCAGCTTTTACATTAGGAACATACTTAGATAACTTAGTCATTCCTACTGGTGCAAATCCAACAACATTATTCATATACCTATCACTAAGCATATTTAAAGCATTTTGATTTGTTACTTCTAATGGATTATTAGGATTTCCATGAGCTTGTTTCCATAGGTCTACATTCTCTAAATGAGAGCCAATCAATCCGCTTGCTGTGTTTTGTAATGACTCTTTTGGATTAGTTAAAAGACCATAGACTCCTCTCTTGAGCTGGTCTGCTCCAGAGTAGATGGCAGGTAATACACCGCCTAGAAGTCCTTGTGCCATTATTTCTTTGCCCCATAAAAATATAGATCATGAGTCTGACTGTTAGTAGAGAACTCATACTTTGAGAACATCTTATCTAAATCAAACTTTTCCTTAAAATCTGCTTCTGTCAGGTTCTTGTAGTAATCCCACTCTACTAGAGGAGCATCTTCTGGACTTGTTGCTCTTGTCCCATGCTCTGGTCTGCCAGTAGTGGCGCATGACATGACTACTAATCCACCTTGCTTTACTACCCTGTGCATATTCTCGAATGTCGCTATCCAGTAAGGATTATGCTCAAAACACTCACAGGATATAGCTGTATCAAAACTATTGGCTTTGCCTTGGAACTCTTGCCCTTGGCAGACTAGATCTACTCCCTTGCCTTCCCCTACATCTATGCCTAGATAGTCGCAGTCTGTAAAGAACTGTCTTACCGAGCCATTGATGTCTAAGCTACCGACTTCTAAGACTTTTGCCTGTGAAAAAGCATTAGGGTACTTTTGCTGGCAATTCTTAACAAAGTCAAATTGTTGTTGATGAGCCATTAGTGTAATGTCTGTATATTGCCTATGAACTGTATATCGTCTGTATTCAGATCATCTGCTAATTCTAGTAAGAATGGGTATAACTGGCTTAAAAATATATCTTTTTCTTCCAGACTATCCCATTGTGCTTGTAAGTTCTTTAACTGAACTACTACCATTTAACCTTGTCAGCCCAGTATGCTGCACTCATCTTGCCTTTAGCGATATTAGCTGAGTGTCTAGCCTTGAATGACTTTCTTCTTGCCTTATCAGCCTCGGACTCACCTTTCTTAGCTGGTGATCCTGATACTCCTTGCTGACCAAAGCGAATTGTCTTGGTCTTATCACCTTCTTTTGCCACTACTACATGACTTTTAGTAGGATGATTTGGTGTTCTTTTTGGCTTGTTATAGCCAGCCACACCAATTCTCTCAAGAATCTTTGCAGCTTCTCTTATTTTCATCAGAAGCCCTTTCTGTAGAATAAACTATAGAATGGATCTTGATTTACTCCTCTACCTACAGAAGCACCAAACTGTTGATTTCTAGCCAAATCCTTTAGGACTGCATCTATTGCTTGCATCTTAAATTGGTTGTCTTTTCCCTCGTATGGTGTACCCATGCCATATCTGACATCAGCACCACCACCAGTCACCCCTAAATTTAAAAGCTGACTCTCATTAATAGGTGTTTCATAGCCAATTCTACCGCCAGCAGAAAATCCCTTCATATTACCGTTTGACATTGTTCCACCACCACCTTGAATAGTGAATGGTGTTACATTTCCCTGAATTTGATTAGGGCTTACTGCGCCTTGATAAATCTGATTCATCAATGGCTGATTATTAGGGTTTTGACCTAAGTTTTCATAAGTTGGTCTATTTACATCTAACAAACTCATGCTTTCTGGAGAATATACTTCGAGCCTTTGGTTTTCTGGCAATGGCTCATATCTATAGCCAGAATTAATTTCTCGGAGAAATTCCTCGTATGTCATTTTTTGTAGCGAGCTGATTTAGCTGCTTCAGAAATAGCGATAGCAATAGCCTGTTTAGGATTTTTAACAACTTTGCCACCTTTGCCAGAGTGTAGAGTGCCTTCTTTGTATTCACCCATTACTTTGCCGATTTTCTTTTGTGTCTTAGTC